ACAATCGATTTCAGCCTTGAATTTATAAAAGATAGCTATTTTATCGTTAGCGAATTTTTCTTTGATAAAAATAGCCTTAGAATCGTCTAATACTTTCCTGCTTCCGTCTTCAAATTTAACTGTTCCGCTGTAAAGTTGGTGACATTTTTGCATAAGTTTAACACCTGTATCACCTAATATCAAATCTCCTTGAGGATTTTTAACGAATTGATTCTTTTTTAAACTCTCTATAATCTGATAAGTAATTGGCTTCATCTCAACTTCAAGTATAGTTTCGTTTACAGATGTAGTAAACCCTGCTTCTTTTTGAGTGAATGTCAATATATATGGATTAATTACTCTCTTAATTTTGTTTTCTAACCCGAACGAATAGTCTTTAACAATCGCATACCCTAATCTTTTATCTTTAACATCTACAAAATCAACTGCCCATTTGTAAAAACCAGGATATTTAAATGGCGAATTATTAGATATCCAAAACTGATGAAACCATTGAGAATGTGATTCCGGACTTGGTGTTCCAGATAAAAATATCATTGGCAAATTTCCATATTTCTCTTTAAATATCTTAGCTACTTTATTTGGCTTGGGATATGCTCCAAATCTATGATGCTCGTCGTGTATTACCAAGTCAAAATCTCCTTTTACTTTATGTATCGATTCATCATTGATTACTGTTAAATTAAACTTGTATCCGAACTCTGTATAATCTTCTAATATAGAGGATATAGCTTTTTTCTTCGTTAGGAATAATATATTTTTAGCTCCATAAAGTTTTGCGGTCTCTAATGACGTACAAGTCTTGCCTGTCCTTACTGACATAGCCAGATAAACGATTTTAAGCTCTTTTAAGACACTAACTGCTTTTTGTGATAGTTCTTGTTGGTATGGTCTTAGTTCTTTCATTTAAAGTTATATATTTGAGTATTCTTATATTTTAAATTCTTCTCTATAAACTCAATTTCTTCTTTATCTAGTATTTTGTAAAACACAGCCGCCCCTCCGGTAAACTTCATTTTCTTTATAAATGTTTTTTCGTTGAGATAATTTCTGTATGATTTTTTACACTGGTCTAGCATAAAAATGAACTTACATTTACCGTCTAGTCTTTGATCTACAGACCTTACAACTCCAACTTTGTTTATGAAGGAGTTGATGTCGATATTATCACTTGTCTTTACTGTAGCCATTCCTGATACATCTTGGAATATTGTTTTAGCTTCTTTTGACGCTATTTTCATAATGAATGATAGCTCTTGATAATTTATTCCCATAATTAAAAATCTATTTCGTTAGTATCTTTTTCTGTTTGAATCATAAACCATGCGTGACCGTTAGAACTTGCTTCTTGATATGTCAATTCCTTGAATGAGCAATATTTCTGAATCCAGATATTAAACTTCTTACGTGTTAACCACTTCTTGAAATCTTGGTAGTCCTCCACAAATTTGTCATAGTATAGTTTCTTCTCTAGCCTTACATTACGACCAATATTCTGACTGTCTTCTATCCATTCTAAGAACTCCATTGATGTTTCTGCTATGAATTTACGCATCTTAATGTTTTTAGCATTTTGAGGAACTAGACCTTGCTTCAAAAATGATTGTAGACATCTGATCATATAGTTATCAAACTTTAAGAATTCAGCTCCATCCCAGTCGTCGAATAGCTGTCTACCAAATTCATCAAATGGAGTTAACTTCTTGCCATAATATTGAGCTATCTCTACCTCAAATCTTCTTCTGTCGTGACTATTTCCTTCACCTTTTATTGCGTAATTAGTTGAGATAACCATCTTAGGAGACTCTTCTACATTTAGTTTAATAGCGTCCTTGTTTTTTCTTTCTAATGTCATTCCTTCTGTAACTAGAGAAAATTTATTCTCGAAATTAAAGTTACGGATAACGTCATCGAATACTAATATTTGAGTCTCTGTAGAAACTGTCTGGTAAGGAAATGATTTTTTATCATCAAATGTCTTTCCATCTAGTACAGCTATTTTCCTTATTTGACTAAGACCTTGAACAAATAGTCCTTTTCCAGTACCTCCTTCTGGATTATCTGTTATGGTTTCGTCGTTGAGTATAATCGCCTTGTTGTTCATTTTATTCTTGTAAGTAGATAGTAGATATCCAATTACTGTCTCTAGCGATAATGGTTCGTCATTAGAAACGTTATTAATAAAAGTCTCGTATTCATTACTGAATTCATCTAATAGCTCGAAATCACGATTTATGATTTGATTTTCCCAAATATATCCTCCTACTGTAAAATACTCAACCAATTCAATTGAATTCTTAGTTACTTCTAAAACCCCGTTCTTGAACGCAATAAAAGACTTCTCTCTTGTGTCCTTTAACATCATCAACTCAATAGTTGGTAACATAAGTAGATATGGCTCAGAGAATAGATTATTAAACTTAGCACAGTAATTCCATACCTCCATCTCTTCGTGTTTAACCAAGTAATCAAGTACAAAATCTTTGATTCGTTCTACAGATGTTTCTACAACTTTATTCTCATTAACATAGACAAGTGTAGGTTCTGTAGATTCAAAAGGGAAGTACTTCTTAAATCCATTTCTCTCTAAAAAGTTCTTATATCTAAATGGATTGATAGATACTTTGCCTTTATCATCTATTATCCAAAATGCATCGTGCTCTGTTTCATTAGCAAGCTCTTCTATTATATCTTCTGCTACAGCATATTTGTCAACTACAAACTTCTTCCCTTTCTTTAAATCAGACTTAATTAAGTCTATCTTATTATAATCCTCAAAAAACTTAGAATCGAAAGACCGTTTTCTATAAGCTGACTTGATTGTTGTTTTAGCTTCTGACTCAGAAAAATCTCCATCTATTACGTTGGTCAAGATATATCCTTCTGCTGTATATTCAGGTATCCCGTATTCACAAAAAGCGCCAGCTAAGTCAAAGATGAATGAGTTACGCTCCCCTTCTACAAAATCCTTCTTCCAATCAAATCGCATTATCTTTTCTATTATCTTACCCTCGTCACTAATTGGGATTAATGGAACTCTCTCTGATATAGAATATCCTTCGTCTATTAATGGAACATCAAATACCTCTGCTTCCATATTGATATAGATATTTGGATCATAAGACTCAAAACATACTCTATCTATATTACTGTTAGATATATCAAAGTAATCATAATTAAACTTCTTTTGAAATGCTTTAAAATACTTTGGATGTGTCTCCTTAGTTGCATTTGGTATTCTTACTACCCCTTTTATTCCTTTTCCACTAGGAGATATAAATAGGGATATAAAATAAGGATTAGCTTTTAGCATCTCCATTTGTTTATCCATTGTCTCTAAATCTGGGTATTTATCAAAATCCACAACCATAAGACCTGAATGTGCTATAAGCGAATTAGAATTTCTCTCAGTGAATTCCCCAGCAAATAATATGCAAGGTAGAGAGTTCTTACAATCTTTTTCCCCATTTCTTATTCTGTCTATTAATTCCTTACTCTTACCTACTCTTATTCTATCTAATACAGTATTAAGCTCCATAGAGTATGGAACATCCTTTGATTTATATAAATCCTTAAATACACTTATCTTCATATTTGTTAATGTTTTGTTAATGTCCACTGTTTTTATTCAGTGTTTATAGGGCTTAAGAGAGAAAAGTGGACATTTTTACGTTTTTTAGCCTCTTTTGGGGACACCCCCCTTGTTTTTGGAATTTCGTTAATAGGGGTGGGTATAAAACACCTCAAAAAAGTCACTATCCTCACTTTCTATATCGTATTTACCAGTTGGTATATCATAATCGGTATGGAATGTAACGATATGACCACCCATATTATGGTGCTGCGGCTTCAGTAAATGTTTTCGGTCGTCTATAGTAGGGACTGATATTTTTATTGACTGATAGTCCACTACTAGCTTAATGTATTCATTGGAGAATATCTCATTATTAGAGTATATCCTGTAGCACCTATTCCTAGACTTATCTTTGTAGATGCTAATCTGATTAAAGTTTCTCATATTGTCCATTGTTTTGCCATTGCTTTGGCTATTCCTTGAAATGTTTTGCTTCTTAAAGTTCTTCTTTGCTCAGGATTTTTTGCTTCTCTTAAAGCTTTGTAATACCACATCGGCATACGTTTTTTTTCTCCTTTTTTACTTGTAAATTCAAAAAACTCTCCTTTTTCAACTATATCTGTTGGTTCTAGTTCAGGTATATTTTTTAGCCATAAGCAAGTGCTTTTTTGTGCTTTATCACCAAACTGCCATGGCTGAACTATTTGATCTGGTTTTCTGTATTTACTAGACATAATCCCTATTGGATTTTCAATTGCTATTTTCGGGATTGGTGCGTTAATCAAATCCATAAAAAACTGAATACTTTTTTGTTGGCTTCCATCAGCTATTTTTCTTTCAAAGTGTCTTGCTCCGCTAACTGCTAAATCTGTACAAGGTGGAAACGCAATCATCATATCCCATCCGATTGATATAACATCAAACACATCTTTTTGATAATGCCATTCTGGATGTCCACCGCTACAAGGCAATAAATCACAACTAAATGCTTCGTGACCTAATAATCTTAATTCTTTTGTGACAGCCTGAGACTCTTCACACGCTACTAGTATTTTCATATCTATTTGTTTTTCTGTAAATGTAGTATAAAATATATAATCCACAACAGTAGTTAAGAAACTTTTAACAGTTAGCGAAAAATTTCGTTAATAAAAAAGCCACAGCGTTAACTGTGGCTTCCAAAAACAAAACAAAATAAAAACTAGAAATCTAAATCTTCTACTTCAACCTCAGCAACTACCGGCTCATCTTGTTGAACTAAGTATGTTTTTAAGTATGATTCTAGAGAGTCAAAACATTTATCAGCATCAGCCTCTTCAGTTGACGTTAAAACATCTCCTACAGTGAAATCCGGAGTAGTAAATTTAACAGCTCCTTTTTTACCCTCAATAGCCTTATTGATTTCAACCCAATTTGAGGCTAGTTTAGATCTATTAGCTTTGGTAAATTCTCCCCATCCTTGAACTGCAGAGGCTTTTAATTTTACATTCGCTAGAGATCCATCTTCAAGCATAATGTAAATTGACTTCAAGTAATGTCCTCCAGCATCTTTTACTTTATTCTTGATGTCTGTATAAACGCCCTTAGCAATAACTCCTCCTTTAAATGCTTTTGCAGTCATTTCTTGCTTCCCGATATACTTCACTTCATTAGAGAAGATTCTTGAAGAAGACGCATCATTCCATCCGCCAAGTGTATGCAATTCATCTAATACTAAAAACTTGAATGGAAGTGTCTGTACTACTTCTTTTTCAGCAGCTTTATCCCAGTAAGAGAATGACTTGTCGTTTGACTTCCATTCCATAAAACGAGTTGATGGATTTGCTGTTGGTTGTGCGAATGCGTTTTTACGATTACTCATAATATTATTTATTTGGTTGAGTGGATTTTAAGATGCTCCTCTCTATACATCTGTAATTAGCACCCCTCTTAATAAGAGTAGGGTCACGTTTATTGAATAATATTATTATCTTTAATAAACTTGCTGAGAACTCATTGCTATTGTTAGAAAATACGCTCAAATATGAAAAAACGTACATACACTTTCTCAAGGTGTCAATAGCTCTAGGATTACGCCTAGTATCTTTATGCTACGCAAAGGTGTTCAATGTTTAACCTAGGGTGCTAAATTAATACTTATTTAATAAACTACCAAATTTTAATGCAAGTATTTTACGATAAATTTTATTTACTCTTTCAGAATTTAATCCTCTTGAGTGATTGTGGTTCATTACTCTGGTAATTCTTTGTAGCTCTGTCTTTGCCATTTTTATATATTTGAAAGGTTAATTGTCTTATATCCTAGTGGAGTAAATGAAGCCATTGTCCACATATCATTGTAAATTTCACATCTGTAAATTCTAGCGTCAAAAGATGGTATCTCCTTAAAAGCTCTCTTGGTCGATGATTTATCATAAGGGAATGCCTTCTTTAATATCTTTCTAATCCTTTTTTGCTTGTCGCAATCTATTATTATCACTAACTTCCCTTTAGCCAATTTATTAATTATTTTACTCCGTTTCATATTGTGAATTTTTTAACAGTTTAACAATATACTCCTCTTTTATTTTAATAGCTTCCTCGATTCTTTTCTTCATTATATCTATAAAGCCCTCATCCCTCTCCACTATTATTGTGTGGTGATATTCTCTTCCGTTTAGCTGTAAGTAGTTAAAGAAATAAGCTCTTTTTGAATTAGAACACATCATTTGCATCTGCATCTGAGCAATATATTCCTTATCAATAATCCCATCAGCAACAAGTTTGAAGAACTTAACTGCTCTAGGACACTTAATCTCAAGTATTGCTTCTGTACCAACCACTCCATCAGGAGATGCTCCTGCGTGTTCACCGTATGGAAACATATAAGATTCTATAGTTTCCGGGTATAGTTCTTTGAATTTCCCAAATGCAATTGGTTCTAGCTCTATACCTCTACGCATATCCCAAGACTGAACATTCTCTTCAACCTGACCGTAAAGTGACTCTATAGCTTTCTCTACTGCGTAAGTTTCTCCCGTTTGACCCAAACCCCGTACTCCCAGAAGTTTATGAATTTGACTAGCAGTAAACTTACCGAACCTGTCTTTGAACCATTCTTCACTTCTTTGTTCCCCCGCTTCTGGTTTTTTAATTGGTAGCACCTGCGGCTCTCCATACGATGTTGTTCCGTTTGCTTTGTAAAAAGCCTCGTTCTCTTGCGCTCTCTTTTGTCTTGCTGATTGAAATAACTCTTTGCTCATATTTGTTTGTTTTTTAGTTGTTCTATCTCGTGCCAATCTTGCTCTGTGTAATGCTTCAACCTCTTATCCCACAGCGGACTTGAGAAGTTTTTATGCGGTTTCATTATATCTATTACTTCCATAACTGAATATGGAATTTCTAAATCGGTTGCCTCGGTGGGGTAGTTGCCTCGGAGGGGGTAATCAAACGCATTTTTGAATCTCCAGTAATCCAGGTTTTTATATGCTTTTCGTACCTCCTGGAAAACATTATTGCTTTCTAATCCAGCAATTTGATTCTTGTATCTTCTCACATCCAATTGCTGCACACCTAATGTAATACTAATTGGCTTAATTCCTCTGTCCTGGAATTCCTCATAAAAGCATAATCTCAAATATCTCGTTCTTAAAGATTTGCTCTTTATTCGGATATCAATATTAAAAACAC